TACAACGATGGTGTTCTATGGATTACGCCCTGAAAACAGATAACTGTAGATTATCCCTAGCAGTTTACTGGCAATACATGAGAAAGTGGGATGAAAAAGATGGTTGTCCGCCTTCTGAAGAACGCAGGGAATGGGAAATAGCAGACCGTTACAAGTAGATAGAGAGGGATAAAAATATGATATTTTTTGTTTAAATTTGAAAAAGATAATTATCATTCTAAACACGCATACAGAAAAACTCTACGATGGCTCCTAAGACTCTCCGTCCCGACATGAAAATAGCCAAGAAGGTCGCAACCCTTCCGATTGAAGTTCAGTTCAAGATCCTACGTCTAAGTCTCATTGCCAACTTCAACTACACGAAAGATAACCCCGAGTGGAAAACAGAACACCAAGCCAAGGGATTCTATCTATATGAATTTATCCGAATGGGTAATTCATTCTTCGATCAAACATGTCCACGACCAAGTGGTATATATCATGAAAAAAATGCCTACTGGAGTCCCCAAAAACTTCTTTTCAGCGCATGGAGACCGTGTTCCCGCTACATCTCTACTGTGGGATTTCATCATATGAAAACGATACCACTACAGAAAATGGGCGTCGTGTACCTTTTCACGAAATACAAACGAGGAAAAAAAATGCCTGAAACTCACATAAAAATGATAGAACCCTTGATAGAAAGCAACTCTTGTGGAAAGGTAAGAAAACATATCCTACATGGAGATATATCCGATGAATCATACGATAATGCCCTTTCAGGAGCATCTCCATTCTGGTTCTACAGGAACTGTCGGTGTCAAAATTGCGACGGTGTCAGGAAGTTAGGGTATGATCAACTTTCAGCCGAAGAAAAAAAGAAAGTAAAAGTTGTTACTAAGGAATACAAAAAGGGGCTTAATCCCATAGCACCAATGTTTGTTCCCAAAGATCTGTTCACCATCTCAAGAGGTCTAGAGAAGATTAACGCGCGATAAACAAATTAGTATAGTTCATAAACATTATATTTTTTGTTTAAATTTGAAAGATATCTTTTCATTATCATAAAAGACACAAAGGTTACACCTAAATGCGGGTTATCTCTGACTCACCTATTAAATACCTTGATAGGGATGTTGGCACCTATTTGCTGGAAACCTACTTGACGAAGGATAAGTTTTCTGAAGAAACGATGAAAGAGACAATTTTACCCTATGTAGCTTCCCTTGATGAACCATTCTACAAGGACGTTTTTACAGGTAATGATGGGAATGGATGCGTCTACCTCCACGACCCCGATAGATGCATTTCTCCGAAGCGTATGATAGAGAGACGTGCAGAGCAACCAGAATGGTATAAATTTCCGAGGCCAAACCCAGTACTTACAAAGGGGATACTAACATCAAAAGGTTATACCAGAGAGTCATATAAGTTAGCGAGACTACAGTTTATGGCTAAAGTCCTCTCAAAACAGGTCAAAGAATATGTTCGCGTTGATCAAATAGAAGTTCCAGGTGTAAACAATGCTCTAGGACAACGTAGAAGATATCCAGGGTATGATGTGAAGTGGCTAGGTATGAAGATAAAGTTTTCAAGGAGAGCATTACAGTTTAACCCTTAAGTTTTCTCTCAATAAATCTAAAAACAGTAATTCCATATATTTTTTACATTCTTCTAGTATATCCTCACTAACTTTTCCTTCTAAAGATTGAAAGAAAATATAATGTTTTTTCATTCTCATGAGAATTTCATCGTTATCCATTTAAAAATATTTTAGAAAATAAGGATAAAAGATGAACTTACTAGAACTATCGGATGATATACTTGAAAAATTACTCATAGAACTAAAATATATAGAAAAACAAAAGTATTATGATAAATGTAAAGTATGGTTAATGGAAGAAGTATCAAATCTTATAGATATAGGATATTATATTGAAGTTGAGAAAAGTTTTAAAACACTCCATGAGCATGGTCATCTTTGTGAAGTAGCCGATACAAACTTTAATAGAATAGTCTTATTGAATGAACTTAAATATTATTTTTTTAAAAAATATCAGTAACAATACCGCCTTCCCTTTTATAATTAGCCTTTTCTAAATTGACAAATCCATAATCATATGTATTGAATTTTTTAAGATCGTTGATAACTCTATCGGTTCCAAAAAATGGATGACCAATTACCTCTCCAGTAATCTCATGTCCGAGGGTAGCATAAGTAAAACCTTGTACAATGATTGGAAAGCGATTTTGAACAACAACTGTATAAACCCCTTCACACTTTCTTATCTGTGGAGGATTGAGACTAATTGGAAAAGTCCATTGATAATTTTTATTGTTTATTACAGGATGATATGGTGTTAGTGAAAGACTTGTTGCCTTATTAGATATTGTTGAAAGTAGTTCTTCATCATTATATGATTTTGTAAAAACTAGACACTCAATAGGACTAATAACTGTTTCATCTACATTATTAGGATCACACGTTAATACTAAGTCACCCTTTTTAAGATCTTTTATTGGGCGAATAGTTTTATCAGCCATAAGGACACCACTGGATCCAATACAACATCCTCCACCGGAATTGTTATAAACAGACATACTTCTTAGAGGAGACCTTGAAACGGATTGTTCAGCAAAATAAACAGAACCACCCCTTGTTCTTACTGTAGGTTGTCTTTTTACAATATCAGGTTTAGGTGGAGGAATAGCTTCAAAAACGGTTGAGACTGTATCACATTGTCTATCAAACATAGGTGATTTAAAATTCCATATACCTTTATCTTTAAAATTATTACAAATTTCATTGTTGTATGCGCCCATTAAAGAAAGGAGATAATGTCTCCCCCAGCGATCAAACCAATTTTCTTGAGCTCCACGAGTTGTAATATTGAGTGCTTCTTTTATTTGACCATCAAAATCTTGAATAATATTCTGAATATATACGTCTTTGGAAGATTTATGAAAATCTTTCATTGTCTTACAAAACATGTTTATATAATCTTTTACACCACTATCACTACATGATTGCATTGTAGATGCTTCTCGAATAGAATTAATAGCACCAACCCGGAACAGTTGTCTATTCACCATACCGACATTGAATGTATTTTGGTTTGTATTAAATGTCTTACCATTAACAAGAGTAAGAGTTACATCGGAAAAATTCTGAGTAAGTTCTTCAGAAGTATCTAAATTAAAAACATAGTTTTTTGACCGACCATATTTGAGAGAATCAATTTCTATTTCTTGAACATCAGAACCATCCTCAAAAAGGACTCCATTTGAAAGATGGACTTGTAGTTTAGGATAATTCGTAGCTGTTGTTAAAATACTACTAATACCATTAATGAAAACACTCCCTAGGATTGAAGCATCTGGAATAAAAGAAAATCCATCTCCACCTGAAAGGTTAGAAATATTCGCAAGAAGATTTGAATCTAGATTATAACCAAAACCATAGGTTGTAATTGGACATCTAAAATTTTCTGATGTAAAATATCTTTCAAGAGTTGTTTCATGTCCTCTTGGTGGTTCAACATTCGGCACACCATCCGTGAGGAGAATAATACCTTTATTTTTTTCAGGTGGAGATGTTTCTTTAAGAATATCTAAAGAAGCGACAATCCCAGACCACATGTTTGTATTTGCTATTGGCTTTAAGCTATCGAGTTGTTGAGTGATAAGAGATTTATTTTCAGCTGTACATGATTGATTACTGACAATAGTTTCAGCATGTGAACTGTATGTTACAATTGAAATATTATCATCATCTTCAAGGCTATATAAGATAGTTTTAGCGGCTGAAATAGTGAGTGAAAGGACAGAAATACCATGACTTATCTTTTCATTTTTCGCCCCTTTAAGAGTAGCTTCATCAAACATAGAGTATGATACATCTATACAAAGGACAATGTCAATGGGTGGTCTCTTTTCAACTTCTGGAGTATTAATAGACACAACAAGCTTACCTTGAGTATAGTATTGATCTATTGTAATTTCATCTAGTTTACTCTTGTATAGTTCAAGAGTTTCTTCACATAATCTAGAATCAATCTTTAGTTGATCACTTTGAATTTTATCCCGAATAGAATCAATGCTACGTTTGAGTGCTGTATTATCGGATAGCATTGTTGGTTCTAGATATTCCCTTGTAATGGGTGATTCTTTTTTTGTAGAAAGCCATTTAAGGACACTTTCTTTTTCATAAGTATGTCCTGCTGGATCAGATACAGGATTTTGTAAAAGTTCTCCTGTGATAGGACAATAAAAATCCGGTGGGATAAAAATTCTTTCTTGTGGTTCAGGTTCAGGTTCCATAATAGTTGTTATACTACTATAACATTGAGAGATGTATTTAAATAATATTATATATATATTATGGGTAATTCACCTTCAGCTAATCAAGTTATAAATCAAAAAAAAAAGATTATATTTGATAATTTATGGAATGGAGCTAAATCAGAAAAATTTGGGGATGAAGTACAATCCCTTATTACGAGTGATAAAGAATTTTTTTTAACTAAAGTTAAAGAACGAATAGATACTGGTAAAGAACGTCTTAATAATGGATATACGGATAAAGATAAATACTATAATCATATAAAAGAGAAAGCTGATATGTTTTTCGATAACGCCTATTCAATTACTTATAAAGATAATTTAAAGGATAGGTTTAATGATACCCGAAAGGATGCAACTGAAAAAGATTGGAACCAATTTATTGATAAATTTTTAAGTGGAAATATGAATGAAGATGATTATTCTAAATTTGCTGCTAAGCTAAGTTATTTAGTTTCTATACAGAGGGATGTTAACTTGGCCCTTTATACTGATCTAATAAGAAGATTACATATCCCCGCATTAGAAAAAATGATTGCTGATAACAATGAAGGATTTCAAAACAATGAAACCGAAAATGATTTTTCAACAATAATATTGATTATTATATTTGCTTTACTATTCTTACATGCTTTCACAGATATTAAACTATTCTAATTTTTACTAAATTACCTTTTTTATGTTTATTATGAAAATAAGATAATAAAATGTAAAAATTACTTAAAATAATACTCCTTTATAAGAATAAAAGGAACAAATGCCTCGTCACCAATACATTGGAAAGCAAACTGAAAAATCAGAAAACTATTTTCAAACAAATGTGACATTTGAAGATTTAGTAAATAATAAAAAGATGAATAATATACGAAAACCAAATTACCAGGGTTCACTTTTAGAAGATAAAGTTGAAGAAATGATTGTAGAATATCAAAAAAAACCAATACTCCTTAAATTGAAGAATCGTATTATTATAGGTGTTTGGAAGAATAATTGGTATATTCTAGATGGACAGCATCGTATAGAGATGGGAAAGACTCTATACATAAATCATAAGATAGAGGACTCGTTAGTTTTCTGCTGGTATATATGCGAAAACGAAAGTATGTTAAAAGAAATATTTATTTCTGTAAACAAAGATTCTAGTAAAAATGAATATTATGTGAATCAAAAAGATATCTTTGGAAACACAAAAGAAGAATTTACAGGAAAACTAAAAAAATATCACAGTTCTGACTTTGCGAAAAAGAAAACTCAAAATGGAAGATTTAAAACAATTGAAGAATTTGTAATACAGCTAGATAATATGAAATATTTTGAGAGCTTTGAAAATGCGCAAGAAGCATATGATAATCTCAAAGATAAAAATAGTGAATTTTTTGAAATAAACCGATATGAAGTCAATATGATTAATAATGGATCTAATTTCTATGAACCAGAAAAGAAATTAATAAGACAAAAGATAATTTTCACAATGAGAGGAAATAATTTTATTGAATGGCTTGGAGATGAAACGAAAGCACCTTATCATAAAACAAAGATTAATAAGTCTAGTATATCTGCTTACAAAAAGAATGTTGTATGGAAGAAAGAATTTGGAGATGAAGATTGTGGTGTTTGTCCTATTAGCTTTTGTAATACTATTTTACGAAGGGGGAAGGGTATCAAAAATGGCTATCAATGTGGTCATATCATCTCTGAATTTAACGGAGGAGCTACAGAACCTAACAACATGAGACCAATTTGTGGTGGATGTAATCAGTCAATGGGAAGTAAAAACTGGTATGCTTATGATCCTATACAATAATAAATTTGAATTATTACCTTTAGTTTCTAAAAAAAAGAATAAAAGATGGAACTTAACAATCGCTGTTCCAAATTGCGTCAAAATCTCATCAATTCTATCATAGACGAGTTTTCAAAGGTTGATCCTAACACGGGTGAAATACCAGAAATAAATGGATTGTGGGAAAAAGTAAGAAATATATACGATGAAGATACCAAAATGATTATGGAAGTTATGGAAAAGAAAAAGAGAGATGAAAAGATCAATAAGTTTCCTGAAAATATGAGAAAAAAGAGTATTGTGAATTATGCCGACTATTATGAGCTAGATGTTGAAAATGTATCAATCTATGATGTGTTTTGTAGTTCAGCTGGTATCAAGGGATGGGCTACAGAATATGGAAATTAAATTAGAGTTTAATAGCATAATATATATTTTAAAATTTGAAACTTTTTTTATCTTTCTATAAATATATATGGAGGGAAATACAAAAACTGTAAACATGATTATGTCATGCGACTGTATTAAAGGTATGAAAGAATTGAAAGATGAAAGCGTTGATATGATTATTGCCGATCCACCCTACAACATTGGTAAAGATTTTGGAAACAATAGTGACAAACAAAAAATGGAAGATTACCTTAAATGGTGTGATGAATGGATGAATGAATCTTTCAGGATCTTGAAACCTAAAGGGACGTTTTTCATTTATGGTTTTAGCGAAATATTAGCATTCATACGGGTTAGGATTGATCTCTCCTATAATGTCAGATGGCTTGTTTGGCATTATACAAATAAGAACACACCTACTGCTAAATTTTGGTGTAGAAGTCATGAAAGTATACTGTGTTGTTCAAAAGACAAGCA